CATGATGCTGGAATGGAGGGAAATTTAGGCGTTCATGCTTGTCTGCCACTGTCTTTGGATTTTTCTTGCGACCTGGCGCTTCTGGGATATGATTATAAGTCATGACACGGATTACAACGTCGTCTGTATCTATGGTGCTGGCGTCAACCTTAAATTCAGCCTGCTTAGGCTTAGTAGCTAGTTTGCCAGATTCAGCGTCCCATTTGGTGATCCCTTTTTCATATCCAAGGCCGGACAAGCGGCGTGCCTTGTTTTCTTTAGCTTGTTGGATTGTCTCGTCATTGATATCATTAATGTCTTCGACAATAAGGTCAAAGGTCATAAATTTATCATCCATCGCATAACAATAACTTAATTTGCTGGAATGGATTTCTCTTAGCATGTCTTTGTTGTTTAAGTATTTCGTGGATTTTTTTCTAGCCATTTTGGTTTCCTGTTCTATACTATTATAATACTTTAACCCATTGATGTCAAACACTATTTTTTGGCTGATAAATATCATCACACAGTGTATGCCTAATTATATAGGTATATTATCACTGGTATTTATCGGGAAATAAAATGGCACCACGCAAAGATTTAAGAGCAAGATTATCACCTAGAGGTTCTGCATACTCCGGTCGAAGTGGCGTGGCAGCATTTGAAACAAATTATAATGTGCCGTTCGAAGGCCCAGGCGCAGCGTTGCGCACAACAAACGGCATTATATTCCCATTCACTCCAAATATTAACGTAGCCCATACCGTGGAATATAGTCAATATGACCTAGTTCATACCAACTACCAGCAAAATGCATATAGCAGGACCCGAAATCCTTCTATTCAAATTTCAGGGGTGTTTGCCAGTCAGACCCCAGAAGAAGCAGCATACACGGTAGGTGTTATGCATTTCCTACGAGTAATGAGTAAAATGAATTTCGGCACAAGTGATGATGAACGCGGCACCCCGCCCCCTGTGTGTGAGTTTAATGCATATGGCACATATAACTTTCACCGCGTCCCAGTGTTAATCGGTGATTTCACCTTTAACTATGAGGACGATACAGATTATGTGGAAGTCGGGGTCAATGGTGAAACTGTACAAATTCCGGCAATGATGACAATTGCTATCAGTCTGATACCACAATATTCCGCTAGCAAGCAAAATAGCTTCAATCTAGGTGAATTTGCACAAGGCACTGGATACAAAAGAGGATTCTTATAATGGCTTACAAACAAACTAGTCACCTGAGTGCAACTCCGGTAGTAAACGGTTATACAACGATGTATAACCCTTCAATCAGGCCAAATTACTCACAAACAACAGTGTTTACACTAACACAAAAATACAATAAGCGACCAGATATATTGGCATATGAGCGTTATGGCGAAGCGGCATATTGGTGGGTGTTTGTTGTTTATAACAAGAATTTAATTCTTGACCCCATCAATGACTTCACCACGGGACTAACTATATTAGTCCCTAACAGAAACTTTATCGCAGGATTATAATGACCTATTTACCCAACGCCCTAAATGTATACGAGACCTATACATACAATCTCAAATTGTATATGATTAAACCTGAAAACACGCCACAAATGGAAAAAAACCTTCCGCAGTTCGGTGGTAATGCAGCATTAATCATAGATAACGCTGGTGTTGCGGATTACAATATTAACAACCTCGAACAGCAGTATGTTGTAGGGCACAACAGGGTGCGAAACACGTTCGTAAATAGATTCACAATACAAGTGGCCGAAGCAAATGGTGTTACGCTATTGGATACTATTCGGCGCAACGCTGCCGCAATGGGAATTGTAGATCACAAGCAGGCGGTATATATATTAGTAATAGAATTTAATGGCCGAAAGTCTGACGGATTGGCCCACAAGCACCCACAGGTATTTTATTATCCAATCAAGATCACAGATTTCCAATTTAAGGTTGACGAAGGTGGTACAAATTATAGCATCACTGCAATTGAAAACTCAACCAGTGCTTATAATTATTTGAGCAACGTAATCAAAAATCAGGTGACAATTTTAGCTAGTACGGTCGGTGAGTTTTTCACGGAATTTGTCAAGTTGGCTAACCGATCTGCTGAAGATGCCATCGTGTATTCAGTTGATCAATTGTTTGCTGACACCTTTGATATCACATTCGACGATTCAATCGGTGACTGGAAGAATTGGCAATTTCAAGCAATTACCGAAGAACAAACACACGACAATGTTAATATTATTTCAGCAGGCGTAGGTTCAGGCGACAGTTTATTACAAATAACTATTACTAACGGATCAAACTTAACGGATATTGTCAATATTATATTGAGCCAAACAGCAGAATATAAACAGATTGTGCTAGAAGGTAGTGGCAATTCTGAATTTGCAAGACCGCACCCCAGTGATGATGTGACCACAGACTTGGCTCAGTTGCCAGTATTTCACAAGGTAGTGGCCGATGTGATATATGAGGACTATGACTGGTTACGAGGCGACTATACCCGAAAATGTTATTACCGTGTTATTCCGTATATCAAGCCCGAACAAATATTAAGCCCAGAGCAATATGTTCGCGGCATCACCAATGCAGCTATTCAGGCTCGCAGAGTGCAGGCGTTAAAAGACAGAGGATTATTACGTAAAAAATATGATTACATTTTTACAGGTGGCAACACAGAGGTATTAGAATTTGATATTTCAATTGATTACGCATATTACCACACCACACCTTATGGTGGTGGTATGCTTGGCAACGCAAATATAACGGCACCGACGCAGGCCGGAGCAAATGACAGTCCATTAGGCGTACTAATTGATAACATATCACAACTGAAATCCCAAATATCAGAATTAGGAAGGTCACAGCGAAGCGCTGAAAACCGAATCACACTTAGCCAGCCCGGTCCATTTGGGGAACAAAATCGCAATTCTGATGCCGCCACTGTTGCAAACACAACTGCTCAGATACAGGGATTTGCCACGGATGTCCGACGAGAAGCCGCAGCACTCGGAATACTACTGCAGGAATCTGGCATGACAGGCAGCGAAGTTGCAATGGCTCTACGGTTTGCACAAGACGTTATCAGTGACGGAGACACAGCAGGCAGTGATAACGATAATACTGGTGGACACTTAAAGTTTGGTGCATTGGTAGCCAATATTGAAAACCAAGCCGACCTAATGACCATTGAACTAGGCATTCGCGGTGACCCATATTGGTTAGGGAAACCTAACAGTTTTTATGATACCGCGCTAAAAAACGGCGAAAATCTTGCTGACTTTGAGCGAGGATCAAACGGATTTTATCTTAAATGTTCGTTGCCATATCCGTTTGAAGATGCAGACGGTAGACGCAAGCCCAATGTAGAATATGAAATTAGTGGATTTTATACGGTAATAGACGTGATTACCCGTTATACAGGTGGACAGTTTACCATGTATTTGAACGCGGTCCGTGACTTAGGAACAAATACCCCAACGGCACAGGACATATTGGACAACTTGCCGAACTATAGTCCACCTGGCGTAGATTCAACTACGACTAATCAACAAGTTGATGCAGCAGCATTAGCCGCTCTTTTCCAACCGCTCCAGTCAGGGATCGCATAACACAGGAAGTAATTAATGTCAAAAGATAGAAGCTCAGATACCTATAGCCGCAAGGTCCGTGAGGCATATAATCAAAATACCATGTCCAAGGGGATCAAAATTCCGTCTGGCGTTTACCGTGGAATTGTGGTTAATAATCAAGACCCTGTCAAAAAAGGCCGGATCAGAGTACAGATTATGAAATTCTATGGAACAGCCGTTGTTGGCTCTGATGCAGATGCAACCAACAACTCTGATGGCAGTGAATGGGTGGGTGCAATGTGGTGCCGCCAAATGCTGCCAACAGGTGGAACGACTGTACCAGAAGGCGAGGCAGGCTCGGTAGGACAAACTACATACGGTGCATTTGGTCCGCCGCCCAGTCTAGGCAATGAGGTATTAGTCGCCTTTGGTGGTGATATGCACAGTGGTATTGTTATCGGGGTATTGCCCGATATTGACAGAAGTGACGGCATTGCTGGCGCTGGCATCCAGCGTGAAACCACCGCTGGAAACACAATGTCACTAGAAACCCCTAAGACTGCTAACTCGGCAGACGCTACGCCATCACCACATCCACAAAACGCCGCATTGATAAACCAAGGGATACAAGACGATCTCGTGCGGGGCCAAAACACCAGTTCCCCCGCACGCGATCCAAGTTCGCGAGTTGGTGGTATGAGCAGCCCAGCAGGACATTCTATTGTCATGGACGATGGTAGCTTGGAAGACGGACAGGGGTTGCGTATGCGGCTACGAACTGCGGGTGGTGCACAAATTCTTATGGATGATACGCTAGGGTTAACCTACATCAACAACCGTGAAGGCAATGTTTGGATTGAATTAAATCGCAATGGCGATATGGACATCTATGCAGGTGGTAGTATCAATTATCATGCTGAAAATGACTTCAACGTACATTGTGGTGGAAATTTTAATGTACAATCTGGCGGCGACATTAATATGAAATCACTAGGCGCACAAGGAATAAAAATGGAGGCGGCAAGAGGCAGTTTCAATATGAAATGTGCAGCCAACATGAATTTACAAGCTGACGCAAACGGTAATATTCGGGTCGCAGGCAACTACCGTGAAACTGCTGGCCGCATCGATATGAATGGCCCAGCAGCAGCCGCCGCAGCAACCCCATCCATTGTCCAGCATGCAGGCAACACAAACATAACTGAAAGCGTGTCGACACGTGTACCAGAGCATGAACCATGGGCAGGCCACTTAGACGTGTCTACGCGACCATCGGGCACAACAAGTAGTGATACTACATACTATGGTGCTCCGGTCGATGTGGAAAGTTTCGACGGCCAAACGGGTAGCTTGTCATTTAATGACTTTTCCAGAGTAACATTACCACCAAATTCACGATTGTCCTTCCAATCAGGCGTCGATACTCGTGTCGATCCGGCACTCATTACCACTATGGAAGAAGTCGCCCGCCAATTTGGTCGCTCGTTAGTTATTTCCAGTGGTGCACGTGATCCAACTAGAAATGAAACTGCTGGCGGCGCAACAAACTCACAGCATCTTCTTGGCCATGCAGTCGACGTATCCGGCGCAGCACTTTCAAATGCTGACCGAATTTCACTGGTTAAAATTGCAAGTACGATAGGCATACGCGGCATCGGGGTATACTCAGGTGGCGGCATGCACTTTGATAATCGAACAGGCGCAAGAGCAGGATGGGGCAATAATTACTCTTATACATCATTGGCAGCATATGTCGCACCAACAGTAAACAAACACCGCGCAGGAGGATTTTCATAATGTTAACTATAGTTGCAGCCCAATACCGCATACAATGGGAAACCTTTACCGTACAAAATGCATTTGCAGTTGACTATCGTTATCCGGTACGTAGGGCAACTGTGAGTGACGGAATGAAAGACCTGATACTTAGCCGCCGCACATGGTCAGGCGTCCGTAAAAAAGACCCTACAACAGGAAAATATGTCATCGGATATGGCGTAGGTGATCCCGACGACGTACAAGGGTATACTGAATCGCAGGCATACGCGGAATGGGTTGGTGACTTGCGTAATCGTCAGAAACGTCTTATTGCACAGTTGCCAATATTATATGTCACACAAACAATATTTGACGCACTACTAAGTCTGTATATTGACACTGGTACATGGAGAACTGTGCAAGCAGAAGAAGGCACGTATGATCTCGCCACGTCCGTAAAAGATGGGAATTGGTTATTAGCTGCGGATATTATATCACGAGGCAAAATCAATAATGATCTGCGGAAAAAAGAAGCACGGGCGATGCGATTAGGTGACTATAGTTTTACTAAAACGCGCAATCAACAAGTTGCTCAAGGCGTGCAACTATTGCGCACACAATACGTAGCGGGAATTGCCAATGAATTTGATAAAAAGCAAACAGAATTTGTATACTATCGACAGTTTGGTACATTTTTGCCAGGAATGACACAATTGCGGCAACGCAGAGTAATTGCACAAGCTAGAACTTAACCATATTTTAGCTTCATCATGACTTTTCCTCCGTCAGAAATTTCTGTATTTTCTTCCAGCCATTCATCAAACGTATAAAATCGACGACCGTTCAAATACCATTGCTTGTTACCATCTGCCTCTTCAATAGCTGGCCCGTCAGTGCGGTGAATTCTGTCGTTCAACCACCAATAGTTGTCACCATCCGCCCATTCAGCGGCAGGTCCGTCTGTACGGTGGTAGTCGCCGTTCATCGTCCAAAATTTGTTGCCTGTGCTATCCGTAGTCATTATTGGCGTTGTATCAACCATATTGTAACTTTAACATAACTTTATCTTCCTCAGTTAATGCGCAATTTTGATCAAGCCATTCATCAAACGTATAATGATTGCCATGTAACCACCATTCCTTGTTGCCATTTGCCGATTCAATAGCGGGTCCGTCAACTCGGTGAATTCTGTCGTTCAACCACCAATATTTGTCGCCATCCGCCCATTCAGCGGCAGGTCCGTCTGTACGGTGGTAGCCGCGATTCATCGTCCAAAATTTGTTGCCTGTGCTATCCGTAGTCATTATTGGCGTTGTATCATCCATATTGTAGCTTCATCATGACTTTTTCTTCATCTGAAATTTCTGTATTTGCTTCCAGCCATTCTTCAAACGTATAGTATCTGCCGCGCAATCGGAATTCTACATACCCATCAGCAAATTCAACCGCAGGACCATCTGTTCGGTGAGTGCTGCCGTATTGGCACCAAAATCTGCCACCATCTGCGCATTCAATAGCAGGACCGTCAGTGCGATGATTTTCCCCATTCAACCGCCATATCTTGTCGCCATCCGCCCATTCAGCGGCAGGCCCATCTTCGCGATGCAGTCGACCATGCAATCGCCAAAATTTGTTGCCCTTCCGATCTATTTCCATCTTTGGTTCCATTATGCGACCATCGCTTTGGCTGGCCGCTTGAAGAACCCGTACTTGGGATCATTGTCGGATACTGTGATCGTTGCGGTAAAGATAACCTGTTGGCCTTTTTTAACTTCAGCAAGAGCCTTTGGGACTGTGCCCCATACTTTCCATCCTTCGGCATGCTGAACCAGCATCTTAGTCACATAACCAAACTCTGTTTCCTGTCCTTTCAGGGTGAGTACAGCGCCCGTCACGACCATACGGCCTTCTACAGGGATAGGCAACGCTGCTGCCACCTCTGCGGCCCGCTGTTCGGCAATCTGTGCACGATCCACGATCCGGCCAAGAAGATTGCCAATGAATGATTTTTGCTTATCCGATATACTACCATACTGGACCAACTTACGAACAATGTCGTAGATGGTGTTTTCTTCCCACTTTGGGTCGAAGTCAAGTCCGCCATCATAGATGGCCCATGCGGCAGTCAAGTTGGCGTTCTCAAGGAAAACTTGTGCCTTCCGCTTACCCGCTGCGGCGTCAATACCTTTCTTGGCTTTAACACGGAAGCTGCGGAAATTAAGTGCATCACCCTCATGCAACTTTTCAGCACAATCTTCACCAGTCTGGACATAAGTGTTGCTTGGAACATGGTGAAAGCGAGCAACAGTCATTGCATGTGCGCCGCAAACGTGGCACGAGCCGCCGTGGTTATGACGGGAGAACTTGCCACCTGTCTTAGCCATGTGAGTGCGAAATTGCTCTTGCTCAATAAGGTTGACTACATAATCGTCATGATGACTGTGGAACGATACGAACTGATAATCGTCAGGATTAATAACGCTAGGGCGGTGAATGTCAGTGCGTGTCATGTCATGTTTCCTTTTTGCTTACTTGTTCTTTATAGCAGCAAGGCGCTATGGTGTCAACCATATTGTAGCTTAAACATGATCTTTTCTTCGTCAGTCATATCTGGGTTGTTATCAAGCCACGTTTCAAATGGCATACCAATGTCATCCAAAAACCACCATTTATCCCCATTTATCCATTCAATAGCAGGACCATCTGTGCGGTGACGGTTTCCGTTTAAATACCATTCTTTATGCCCATCTGCATGTATCATGGCAGGGCCATCTTCGCGGTGAAGTTTGCTGTCCAACTTCCAAACTTTGACACCAGACGCATATTCGAATATGCCTGTCTTCATTATCCATATTCCAATTTATACATCACTTTTTCTCCGTCAGTCATATGTGGGTGTTGATCAAGCCATTCTTCAAATAAATAGGGTATGCCAAACAAATACCACTCCTTGTTGTCCTTCCCAGTCGCCCACTCAATGGCAGGACCATCTTCGCGGTGAAGTCTGGCGTTCAACTTCCAAAATTTGTCACCATACTTATTTACAGTAATCACAGGTTGCACATCTTTATCCATATTCCAATTTATACATGACCTTTTCTTCGTCGGTCAATTCTTGATTTTTGTCGAGCCATTCGTCAAACGTATAACGACCGTCGTTTAGATACCAACTCTTGGCACCATATGCATATTCAATTGCAGGTCCATCAGTTCGGTGAAGTCTGCCGTCAATCCACCATTCCTTGCGGCCACTCACCAATTCAACAGCGGGTCCGTCAATGCGGTGAAGTCTGATGAAATTATTGCGCCACCACCTGTCGCCCGCGCCTGTCTCCGTCATTACAGATTGCATATCACTCTCAGCCATTGTATATCCTTTGTCGTTAATTATAAGGTACATTATCTGTATTGTCAATACCAAAAGGCACTTTTCAGTCACATAAATAACAGTATGGTAACATTTGTAGGCTTCTCAACATACGGAAAAAGAACAGGAACCAATGTCCTAGAAGATAAGGACTTGGCAATTCGTGATCTATTAAATCATTTTTACACCCGCCGTGGTGAGCGGTTAGGAGAACCGTCGTTTGGCAGCATCCTACCAGAATTGATATTTGAGCAGTTAGACCAATTAGTAATTGACACCGCAGATGAAGACGTCCGCACAATTATTGATTTGGACCCTAGATGGCGACTGATAGATTATGAAATTGACGCAATCGGGCACGCATTGACTATCAAGATTCAACTAAGTTATGTTCCCGACTTGAGTCAAGAACAATTGGTATTAAAATACACTAGCACAGAAGAGATTTAACACATGGCACAAAGCATCCGACAAAGAAATCTGTTCGCAGCAGAAGATTACAGAGTAGTTTACGATAGTTTCAAGCAGGCGAATTTCCAAGCCTATGATTATGACACCATCCGTGGTGCATTGGTAGATTATATCCAGCAACAATATCCTGAAAACTTCAATGACTGGATTCAAAGTTCTGAATTTGTGGCGCTGATTGAAACACTGTCGTTTCTCGCACACTCATTAGCCTTCAGAATTGACCAAACAGGTCGCGAAAACTTCTTGAGCACAGCCGAACGCCGCGCGAGCGTTTTGCGTATTGCTGACTTTTTAGGATACACTCCAAGCCGTCACCAGCCTGCGCGAGGTCAACTCAAGGTAACTGGCATCCGTACCACACAAGACGTGTACGACATCAATGGACGTACCCTTAAGAATACTACCGTCGACTTCGAAGATAACTACCAGAATTTCTTGCTTATTATGAATGAAGTTCTAGGCAATGTCAACAAATTTGGCCGACCAACCGATACGTCGCGCATCGGTAACATCAAGCATGACATTTATGCGACAAGCATTGAAGCTGGTCACAATGTGGTGTTTGGTGTCCAAGGCAAGGTAAATGGCAATAGTGGTAACTTTGAAATTCATGGATTAGAAATCGACAATTCTTCCAACGTATTACTCGAAACCGCCCCAGACCAAAATAAAAGTTTTGACATTGTTTATAAGAATGATGGACAAGGCATCGGCAGTGAAGACACTGGTTTTTTCGTTGGGTTCAAGCAAGGTAATTTACAATTCACCGACGTCAACGCCACAACCGCTATTTCCAACTTGGTGGTTGACTTATCAGCCACCAATGTCAATAACAGCGACATCTGGGTTCAGGAAATTAACACTGCTGGTGAAATCCAAGACACATGGACAAAGATTGATAGTGGGTTTGGAGCAAACACAGTATTTAATAACATTCGCCAAGACAATCGCAAGCTATACACAGTCAAAACAATGGACCAAGACAACGTCAATATTCAATTTGGTGACGGAGTATTCAGCGACATTCCTCGTGGCATCATTCGTATTTGGTATCGCACAGGTGTAAACCAAACATACACCCTTGATACAGACGACATCGGCATTGTAACATTCGGATATACCTACACTGTTAGTCAAGACACTGGATCAGATAATACGCACAAGGTGACGTTTACGTGTGAACTTCAATCACCTGTAACTAATGCATCTTCACAGGAAAGTGTGACTAGTATTAAAAATAATGCTGGCCGAGTATTTGCTACACAAGACCGTATGATTACAGCCAGTGATTATTCAATTTACCCGCTGACGGTCAGTGAAAACGTTAATAAAATTAAAGCGGTCAATCGTACATATAATGGACACAGTCGTTTTATCAAGCCACAAGACCCGACGGGCACATACCAGAACGTTGACATGCTCGCGGACGATGGCTACATTTACAGCGAAGGCATTACGTACAGGTCAAATCTTGCGTTACCGTCTACCCTAACGTCTGAACAAATATATGAACGCTTCATTGCAGACTTAATTGAAAATCCTGAAATTGTCAATTTATTCTATACCAAATATGACGTAACTGAGATTGACTTTTCGACATCAGTGGGTAGCTATGAGTGGCAGCAGATCACGTCAGGATACCGTGGTAGTACAGGTTATTTGACACTTAATAGTGAAATTCAAAAAGCTGGCAAAAACGCAACTAATGACTTAGTCACGGCTGCTCCAGGATCAATTGTAGAATTTATTGAAACACCATATAATGCAGGTACATTAGGCGTGATCGGCCAAACATTAAGTATCATTAACGCAGGTAGTGGTTACACCAGTGCACCAACTGTAACCGTACAGGGCACAGGCACGGGGGCTACGGCAACTGCAACTGTATCTGGTGGCCAACTTGCGGCCATCACGTTGACAAATGGTGGCACAGGCTATCAAAACCCTGTAGTTATAAGTATTTCTGGTGGCGGCGGCGCGGGCGCAGAAGTTGTGGCTGTGGCCACAACTGCTTCACGTAGTTGGGCTAGAGTAGTCGATATTGTGAACGACGGTCAAGGTATCAACGACAGCAACGGCAACCCAACGGGATTGTCTAGTCGTGGCCAAGGTGCAATAATTCTCAATAAGAGCATCCCCAACACTGCTAGAATATCACAAATATTTCCCGCATATTCAACCGTGTTTACTGCCGATGAAAAAGTTGCCATTATTGACGAACTAGAAAAGTCAAATACATTTGGGTTACGGTATGACACCACAACCCGTGAGTGGATAATCATACACGCGGGTGACTTGCCGTCGGAAAATTCAAATAGTCCTGATAATTTTAACATTTCTAATGCAGGCGACAACAGCAACAGTAATGCAGATCAATCATGGATCGTGCGGGTACAGTATACGGTTAATGCGTGGCGCTTCATCAGTCGCCGTACACGATATGTGTTTGGCAGTAATGACCGCATCAGGTTCTTTAACCAAAATGGTAACCGCCGCTTTAATGTAGAGACCAATAAGCCTGACCGTGATCGTGTAGTTGTTTCCAAGATCAACACCATCCCAGGTGGCAGTGTGTATCCAATTGGCGAAGATTTGCCATTCTATACATATCGCTATTACACTGGGACAGATGGGTACACTGATGATCGTAAAGTTATTGTTACATTGGCCGACATTGACAACGACAACTATCCTGATAATCCGCTGGCATTCCGCACATTAGTTGATGCTGACACCATCAATCTTGGCACCGTTTCAGAAGATGGTTATTCATATGTTGCACTTAGCGACGTTGGGACAGCGACTGCTGGCCGTCAAAATTTGACATTTGTATGGAAACGGATCAGTACCAGCGACTATAGAATTGACCCAAGCCTTTCAAACATTATTGATATCTTCGTTCTTAACCAAAATTATGATGCTAAATATCGTGAGTGGATAGCAGATAGTCGCCTAGCTTCAACCAAACCATTGGCTCCAACGTCAATAGAATTGGAAACACAGTTTGCGGATATTGCCTCAAAGAAGGCGATCAGTGACTCCATTGTTTACCGTCCGGCATTTTATAAAGTGTTGTTTGGTGAACTGGCGGACATTGAATTACAAGGTAAATTTAAGATTGTGAAAGTACCAGGGACTACCCTTACAAATAACGAAATTAAATCGAGAGCGTTGAATGCAATTAACCAATTCTTTAGTATAGACAATTGGGATTTTGGCGAGGTATTCTACTTCACAGAATTGAGCGCGTATATTCACCAACAGCTGCCAGGCATTATTAGTAGTGTTGTGATTACACCAGTGCAAACATCAGGTGTGTTTGGAGATTTATTCCAGATTATACCTGAAAGCAACGAACTATTCATTCCGGACATAATACTACAAGATATCGACATTGTCGATACATTAAACTCATTAAGGTAAATTGATGGCAATAGACTACAGAGCACGTCCAACCGACGCAAAAAACTTTACTACCAGCTCAGAAGTAAATCTGACACAGGATTTCCAAGATTATAGCGAGTTTTTACCTGCTATAAATCGCACGGAATCCTTACAGAATTTCTTTGGCGCAACGGTTAATCAGCTACTCAGTAGCGGATCAACACAAAGTATTGACGCATATTGGGGACGCTTGTCAGGTCGCAATTATAATCCTGAAAATGAATTATTTCAACCTGAAAACTCGGCAACCCGCCTCAACTATCAATTTCAACCTGGTGTGGTTAGTCGTCTTGCTGGTAAGCCACAACAAACAACGTCATACGTCAATTGGCTGAACCGTTTGGAAAGCTTGGGCGCAGACGTGAATAACCATGACCGACTATTCAGTGAGCAAGGCTACGTTTTAGATTTACCCATCAACGCAGACATGTTTACCAATCACCATAATTATTACTGGTTAGAGGGTGATATCCCTCTGATTGAAATTGAGCTAGGTGGCCCAGATACATTTGACATTGACAAAATTCCGGCTAAATCACAGCACACGACTGCAATTTTATCTAATCACAGAACGGTTGAATTTGTGACAGGCTTGCGCGTCAAATTCATTGGTACGAACATCATCAGTACAAGCGGAAATTACCCAGTAGACTCGATCTATTACGTAGAAAATGTTGGCGGCAAAGGTGGCATCAAACTTATTGAAATTGAAAACGCGGCAGGAGACATTCTGTTTCCAACGATAACGCCATACTATATTGAACATACGACAGACTGGAACTTGGCCACACATGATCCTACCGTACCAGATGATAATTACTCACTTAACAAAACTTACACGGTCATGGAACGTTGGGCAAGTGATAAAAATCCTTGGGCTAGAACTAACCACTGGTTCTCTATTCATGCAATTCAGATTGCGGTCGAATTTAACAATCTATCGTTAGAAGTATATGCGAATAAATTTAATCGCTCATCTCGTCCAATTATTGAATTTAATGCCAATATGGAGCTAACCCAAACTTGTAAAAATTACGTCGAAAATGTAGACTATGTGGTGTCATCAGCACAAATGACTGCCATGACAGGGGAATCTGAATATTACATTGACGACGACTACACATTAGAAGATGGGGATATCGTACTTGCAGTGACACTCGCTGCAGACAACGTAGGACCATTCAGTACAAGCTTTGGCGGAGCATACGGCACAGCCTACACGCCATCCGAAAGTGCATTTGACTCGAACTACAACGATGCATACGGCAACCGCGACGACTCTTCAATTTATGCTGAGTCATATACAGTTAGCGGCGTAGGTTCTAGCATCCAGTTGACTCAAAAAACCGCGTTTAACCTTGACGATTATGTTCTCGTAAATAAAGGTTCAGAGATAGGGTATGTATATTGCTTAATCGCAAAAGGATGGGAAATTGGACAAAATAAACACAATAATGGTACAGCGCCATTGTTTATTTTGTATGACGAACACAATGTCTCCTTAAATGACTTCCCTACTACGGATTTTGCGGGTGATACAATCTTTAGTTACGCAACTAGTTTGACTGGCGCGTATGACCGTGAGTTAGGTATCAGACCTGACTTCACAAATTCAGGAACATTTGGTAATTACAATTTTGACTGGACATTGAATAACAACCGTTATAATCAAAATGTCACTGTTGTATCCCGTGAAGAAATTCGCGGCCTATATTATTTCCGCAACTGGGTTGACGACGCATATTACAATGGATGGTCCAACATTGTTGGTGGACAACGCGTCCCTATTATCCAGACACAGGTGTCTGACGGCATAAACAATATTGTTTTTGAACTTGGTACAGACGCAATTAGTAAGTCAACTGAATATACTGTTGCCATGGTAGAAGGCCAACTACGTTGGTATACCAACAACTATATTGACCGTACCGCAATTGGATACGACAATCCTGAATTGATTATGAAACATGACACAAATTACACATTTAATGACTTAATTTTTGACGACGCTAGTAAACTAGAAATGGTAGACCCATATGGAAACGCCGACGCGAATATCACCTATGGTGGCCCAGATACAGTTAAAACATTTAGTGTCGCAGCAGCATATGAATATGACACTGTTGTTTACCGTAGAGCAGATGATCCGTCTGTTTCTGGCGAAATTTTTATTACTGACGCCAATCATAATAGTTATGAAGTAATCAAAAATGGCCAACGATTAATTGACGGTAGCGATTTTACCTTTAGTGGGACACAAATAACACTGACTGATATATTAGCAGAAAACGACGTAGTAGAATTAAGCTACGTTGCCAACACTGATATGTCCAATGTTGTGTACGACGTTGCCCCAGTGCATTTCTACAATAGTGAAAATACACCATTTTCTACCGCAGGATATGATGACATCAATAAGCACTTGAGTAGCCAATTGAGCGCATTACCTGGGTTCACGGGTGACGTAAATGGACTAAACAATTATCACCAGACACTTCGTCAGCACACACATGGTGGAATAATTCGCCAACAAATATTTGAAACTAAAAAGATACAGTATCTATTAGATCAAGAAGACATCAACCCAATTCGTGCCCTGAAATCTTTCAGCCGCGACTACGCTGACTTTAAGCAATTCTTTAAGAATAAGGTGCAACAATTATGGACTACCCGTAGTTGGGATACAGTACAATCACTGGTTAATCAAGCATTGAGTGATATTAATATTGGTAAAAACGCAACGTTTAAATACGCCAATTCTGACATGCTATACTATACACAGGCACAAAGCGTCACGCACCCTATGCCACAGTTCGCATCTACTAAATTTTCCCTACCACGGACCCGAAACCAATACGGTGATACGCAAAACCATGTAAATGTATGGCTGACTGATTATGACGTCGCTACAGATAGCTCAGTCCAGCGCCCGTTAACAGTAAACATTGATTATACTATCGCTGGCCAAGAACTGACCTTACTGACCACTGTAAACGTGCCAGCATCATTGACCATAAAATGGTATGATCACACGCAGACAAGCAATGTGCCCTTTAGTGCGGTCAAATTAGGCTTTATAGCCCCTACTCAAGTTGAAGTCATTGGCGGTGAACTTATCGGCCACGACTCGTCACGACATACATTGACTGGTTCAGATTTATTGAATATGGACAGTGTTGACTTTGACGTTGTTGGTGCCGCCCTTTGGGACTTTGAATTACGCATATTCAACAATTTAGTTGACGCGCATTTTGTAAATGAGACTGTAGGCCAAAGCATGGCTACACTTTATCCCGCCGCTGCACGCAACGTCGGTTATACTGTAGCTGACATTAATACTCGTCTTGACGACTGGTACAATCGTTGGGCAGTGCGCAACTTTGTCACAGACATTGATACTGTGGATTATGACGCTGCAGATGAATTTACTTGGAACTACTCATCAGTCGGACCAAACCTTGGTAGCTGGCGTTCACTTTATGTGTTTACATTCGGCACGGATCGCCCTGACACCCACCCATGGGAAATGTTGGGTCATAATGTTAAACCGTCATGGTGGGACACGCATTACAGTTGGACTACAGGAGCCAAGCGTAACTCACTCGAACAAGCTGTGCAATATGGTATTACTGGCAATAAATTTGGCCCATCTAAGGTTGACCTCCGGTATGCGCACCCAACCTTTGACAAATACACATATGATATAGTTTCTGGCGACGGCAATGACACCCTATTTGGCCCTGTCACGGCAGGTGTTGTGCCTGCTCCATCCAGCCTAGACGCAGCCAAAGACTTTGTGTTTGGTGATTGGAGTGAAGTTGAAAATGTTTGGCGTAAGAGTAGCGAATATCCATTCGCCCTCGCCGAGGTACTTCTACAACTCAAGCCATATCGTACACATGGCACATTTTGGCAGTTAGGTCGCTGGGATGTCAGGACCAACGTCACACAAGAACAGTGGATTGACACAGAGACGTGTAATCGTACACATATTTCTGAAATTCATAATGAGTTAATTGCTGACGGTATAATTGATCACATTTCTGTGGTAAATGGCGGCGAGAACTATGATTCACTTGATATCGAATTCAAAGCAGACAAAATCTGCTACAGAAACGCTACGGCTATTGCGTATACTGACGGTAATGCGGTCACAAGTGTGGCTGTCACTAATCCTGGTCGCGGTTTCGAAAATGATCCTACTACCGTGCATGCAAGCTCTGGCACAGGTGTTGAACTTGAATTCATTCTTGACTTTGCCCACACGGTAACTCGACTAGGTTTCAACACACTACCAGCCGAAGAATATGCAGTGAACAGTGAAAATACTAATGCACTATCAACGGCGTTGACCAATTTAGAAATTAACTACATGCTGCACGTAGGTGGATATACTGACAAGCGTATTCTACAAATTGAAGTTGACGGTAATTATAACAGTGGGTTAATCCGTATTCCAGAAAGTAGCTATGATATTTTAATTGATCGCAATGCACCTACTAATGTTCTATTTTACTCTGGTGTAAAAATTGAAAAGATTACATCAGGCGGTTACCGTGTCAGTGGATACGACTTGGATAGTAAATTCTTTAATTTCCTTCGTCCATCTAATTCTGGCAAGCAAGTAGCAGTTGATATTGGTAATACAGAAGTGACCAAGCACTTTAATTGGCACAATGAAATAATCCGCGTCCCATATAACACAATTATATCTAAACGTCAAGAGCTTTATCAGTTCTTACTTGGCATGGGCAAATATTATGAGACGTTAGGGTTTGACGTATACAATCGCTGGGAAGTAGAGGCATATAGCGCAATTATATGGTCACTCGACAGCAACAGCATTGACCCACACCATGTAAATGGCATCGATACTACCCTTACGTATAAGCAAGGCACGCACGGAGTTGTGCAAACTGTTGACGTCAATTATGACGGTGTGTCAAACGTGTTAGATGCTGATTTCAAAAACATACGTCGCACGGAATTATTAGTGTTGCGCAATAATGACAGCACAGAGTACAGTCTGAAATCTGATACAGACCGAATTTGTGGTCTCGGCGTCCGTGTAGTGGAATTTGAACATATTATTGTATTGAACAATACAACGGTATTCAACGATCCAATTTACCAACCAGAAATTGGAATTGGTCTGAACCGTGTACATCTTGTTGGTGAGCGAACTCGCAACTGGAATGGCCGCGTAGAGGCTCCTGGTTACCTAGTGCAAGACAGTGGTCTAGTGCTCAACCTAGAGAGCAGCGTACATGAACTTGAAACAGAATCTGTAACGTCGGAAAGCAAAGCGCTTGAACGACTAACACGCCAGACAATCGGGTACAACGTGGGTTACACCAAGCCAACATACATGTCAAATATGTTTGTCAACGACAACTCTGCGTATCGCTTTGAAAAGGGTGTCCGTGAGTACAAAGGCACTGCCATTGCAATCCAAGCAATGACTCGTAACAAGAACATATTTGGTAGCAGCTTTGAGCATGAAATTTACGAAGAATGGATGGTTAGATTAGGTGACTTTGGTGACGTATCTGAGCGCAATCCAGTTCAGTTTGCAGTGCAACCGGATAAAATTAAATCTGATCCACAGCATTTCCGTATAAACAATGTGTTTACTAGTGACAAGAGCGAAGACCTGATCATTGACTTGCACAAAGGATCAGCAGATTCTATTAGTGGCAATTACGAATCACCATTCTCAACATATGATACCTTGCGTCTAGACAATACCAGCATATCAGCCCTTGAGCAATACCAACCGTTTATGCGCGACGCCGGACTACCATTGATTGACGAAATTGACTATTATCTGGGGTCAGTAGATGATGTCGGCACTGTATATGACCCAACCGAAGAATATGCGTTGATCCCCAACTGGTCAGATACTACAGCCTATGTAAAAGGTGATCGTATCCGTCGCTACGGTAATGTGTATAGATTAGCAGTGGATACTACAGGCCTGACTGATGTCGAAGCGGATGTCGTCATTCGCGGCACACAACAATACCCACAGGTGGCAAACGGACAAACATTTATTGCTAACGGCACCACAGTGTTGTTTGACAAGAAAAACACATCTATTTCATATGACCCGATTATTGTAAATGGTTCTGCTATTTCCCCCACAGTTCCTAGTGGTTCAACTATGCCATTAAATGGTGTGAGTGTTAACTTTATTAAAACTGCGCAACAAACGACATATAGTGATATTGTGTTGGACGGCAATGTAACTAACCCATTAATCACCAATGAAAACGGAAAGGTGTTTACTGTTTATTATGCAAACACATCCGCTGCGTCATTGACCTCAATTAACGTGCCATTTGATGAGCTTAAAACTACAATGATTATGCAGCAAATATGGCGGGACGCACTGTTGGCAGCAGGTGCCACCAATACAGCAAATGCTAGAATTGTCGCACTAGAGGAATTACGCAATGACTATATCACTGGCGCAGGTAACACTGTAAGCGCGTGGGAAACATTCATTAGTGATTACTATGACTTGGCCCCTAACCCTGACTTATATGTTAATCCAGAATACATGGGTATTCAAGTTGCTGCCAATTTAGGCGCAGCATGGGAAATTGCTGCTCGCGCTCTAATCCAAATAGACTTGGACTTGCTGACGGAACTAGGAGCAACACACACTGAAACTGAGACAACAATAGTTTCTGGTCGTGGGTCATTCAATAATGCAGTCACATTCGACGCAGACATGTCTACGGTCAATACCCTATTAGACTTTGGTAATACCGCCACTGACGCAAACGAAAATCTACAAGCGTTCCGTGACTATGTGATCTCAAATGGCAGCACCACAATAACCACCGGACAATCAATTACAGTGCCACACCCGACTGATTATGTAATTGACGATCTCGCAGCAATCGAAACTAAGATTTCGGATGCGTTGACACTGGCATCCGCGCCAGCAACCATCACGGTGTCAGTTGTTGGTGATATAATCACATTATCACGAACAAGCAATGACGTTGGCTTTCGCCTCGGCGCGTCAACCTTTGGGGAATTGGGCTTCCTTTCTATTGATAACGATGTAGAATCCTCCGGCACCATCACTACTGCTCCGGCTGACCTGACTCTTGCTGAGGCCGTCCTAGCAGTCAATAACGCTGGAATCGCAGGTGTCGCGGCACAATCAGCAAACAATCGCATGCGTATCACGTGTAACACCGAACAACTTGTAATTGGTGCTGGATCAGGTACCAATGCCCTTGGTTTCAATCTGGGACTGATCAACGCGACAACTAATACAACTACAGTGCCAGTTGATCTTGCTATCGGTGATATTGTCACCCAAATCAACGCAGCACCAATTACAAACCTGATAGCTACCCAAGTTGAGGGCGCGTTGATCTTGACATATACGGGAACTTCTCTGGTTATTGGTGACGGCACAGCCAACACAGAAATAGGCATAATCGCAAACACATATACAGGATTTACGTCTGAAAATCAAAACACATTCTTAGTCACAGATTGGGAAATTGTGCAAGACCCAGCACACTTTAATGTATGGACAATCGATAACATCGGCAGTAATCCGCGCACGTTGATCACAACGACCAATCGTTACGACGTATTACAAACATTGGATTTTAGAATTGGTGTACTTGAAATATGTGCAGGTGATGAATCAGGGGACGACGCCCTTATTAAATGTGATGCAATTACCACGCTAGCTGTAGGTGAATATGTATTGATTATCAATTCGACGTGTATTCCCAGTATAGACGGTATTCACCAAGTAACCCGTTTAATGGGCACCGCAGGATTCTTCATTGATCAATATATTGAGCAAAAGGGCTTTACTGGCAAAGTATTGCCGTTGCGTAGCGTGCGTTTCCCCAACACAACTGTTGCAAACGCCGCCATGCTTGACACTAACTATATCCAAGATGGACTGGGCTTGCGATCAGGTGATTATGTGTATGTAGATGAGCGTCTGGACACAAATGCTAATAGTCTAGGACACGGTGCCGTATACACGGTGCAACGTAGCGTCAGTGGTGCCGCATTGGTTCATCTACGTGATGAGACGGGCAAAACCGATAACTCGCAAATTAAAAACGGCACACTTTACAATAACATAACTGGCGAAACTGTAATTAATTTTGAGGTATATGACCCACTAAAAGGCATTATCCCTGGCGTCGCAGGCCGCGAGATTGATATCCGCAGTGATGCCGACTTTGCATACTATAATAACTCTACCGATCCTGTCCTAGAGCTACGTGAGAAAAATGCATGGGGCGCTTCACAGGTTGGAAAAGTATGGTGGGACTTGAGTAATGCAATCTATTTAAATTATGACCAGCATACAACAGAGTATCGACAAACACATTGGGGCGAACTATTCCCCACTGCTACTATTGATGTGTATGAATGGACCAAGAGTCCGGTCACGCCAGATGCATACCAAGATGCTGTAAATTCGGGAATTATTATTGACGGCAATGAACTCACTGGGGTGGCATACGCTATTATAGACCAATTTGGTGAAGCACAATATAATTGGTGTGAATCTGCTGAGGTAAATATCAACACCAACCAAATCGACATTTACTTTTATTTCTGGGTTAGCCGTAAAACGACAACTCCGACGATTGCCAGAGAATATAGTATCTTGCAAATAGCTGCGGTTATTGGCGATCCAACCACACAACAAGTCGACTGGATTGCAGCCACTAGTGCAAATACTGTACTGGTCAGCAGTCTCACACGTTCTGTTGTTCATGACAATCTGGTTATGCAGATTAATTTCGACAAAGGCGACGCAAATTATCATCAGGAATTTGCGTTACTGGCTGAAAATGATCCGGCGTTGGTTATCCCAGAATGGCTGCATATTAGTCTGCGTGACAGTCTTGCAGGGTTTACCCAACAGACTGAAACTGTGAACTACACTCAGTGGGGGTCTGTTCCGTCTTACACACCCGGCGATGTAGTTCTCAGTTTAGCTGGCAACTATTTCCGCAATCATATTGCGTCAACTAATAATGACCCCGACGCTGATACAGATAATAATCATTGGATATTGTTGGAGTTTAACGAAAATAATCCGGATGGTGTATATACGGGCAATGATACAGTGAGCGTAAATATTCCGCGAAGTATACCTGATCTTAACTTACATCCATCTGTGCGATATGGCGTAGAAACCCGCCCACATCAGACATGGTTTGTCAATATAAGCAATGCCCGTAAAGCAGTGGTTGAAAAGATCAATAGCCAATTCATTGCCATTAATTTGGTTGACAGTGATATACCATGGAGCGAAGAATTTGAACGCATATTTACTGTCGGCAGCGTCGATTATGATATTACACAATATTGGAATTTTTATGATTGGTCAATTGCAGGCTATGTGTTTGACTCAACAGTAGGTGATTATTTTGTCGAACATGTATCAGACTTGGCCGCATTGACTCCAACAACTGATCAAATAGCACAAGTTGAACGAAGCAACGACTTAGATGGTCGCCCCCGTCGCAGTGCATGGCAATATTCAGATGGCACATGGTCACTTGTTTACAAAGAAAAGGCTACTATTCAATTCAATTCTCTGTTATGGAATCATACATCTGGTCAAGCAGGTTGGGATACTATTGGTTGGGATACTGCGGAATGGGACAGAAGTGCCAGTGCCGTTATGGTAGAAATTTTCAATAGTTTCTACACCAGTATTTGGACACAAGAATATCGTGGCTTGTATGCTGACATTTGGTTCTACATGGCCAAGCATGTGTTAGGCGAACAGAATGAAGTAGACTGGATATTCAAAACTAGCTATTTTAAATTGATTGTCGAAGATAAACTTGAAAAGCAATATAACAAGTATTTCACAGAACATACTGACGACTTCTTTGACTTTGTTAACACAATTAAGCCATTCCATAGTAAACTACGTGATGGCATTGTGCGCAAACTTGCAGACGAGACTTATGACGCTATTGCACTTGATACTGCGGAAATTCGTGTACAGACTAATCCATCTGGCTCCACAATAGATGAGATATCAACTCGCTCATTCCGAATTCATGTTGGCACAGATAGGTCTAACTATGCAAGTCAAATTGTAGACTCAAACAAAATGCTACTAGGAAGTAACATCAGTCCAACCAGTACATTCATACCATACCTTAAAATTGGCGACGGTACAATCGCAAATAGTGGTGCAATTTGGATTAATGGCGAACGTATTGAATTTACTGGAAAAACTGTGTTCGGTACAGCGCCTATTGTCAGTGGATTCAGTACAGGTTTCAGTGACGGCTTTAACGGTCTAGAAATGCTAACAGGCGTAACGCGCGGCACACAAGGAACATTTGCACGTAGTCATAGCTTTGCTGATATCATCGAAGATGAAACAACCCATGAATTAACTGAAAATACGACCTTGAATAATTATGGTGGCTTTACCGATGGTGTCGGAACAAACCTAAGCCCAGCTTGGAATGAACTCGGCAACAGTCTGCTCGACGGAAGTAACGCAAGTCCTAACGCAATTGCAATTCGCGCAGACGGGTTTGGCACAATTGATCCATACGGCAATATACAGCATGCGCAATGGTTTGCACGACAAGAAACAACAGAAACAATTGCATTATTTCAACTAGAACTGCAAGAATTATTCGATCTAATGGCAGCAGAATGGACATGATGTGTCGGTAATACTGATAAATAATATGAACGCATAGGATAAAGAAATGGCAGTAAACACACTTAATCAGCTACTTACATTGCTTGATTTGGCTGACCAAGATGTAACAATTCTTGGCGCGATATCGAATGACTCCGCAACTGCTACTGGCAGCGGCAATGGACCAGGATTGGTGACAACGCGCAATGGCGACAATGTTAAAAACGTTCAAAAGGTTATTGCTGACATTAACAATGGCATCACAACTGGCATCCGCACGGAAATTCAATATGATGGTGTCACTCTTCTTGACCATGCGGCAGCATTAAATTTCAATGGCAACTCTATGACTGTCCAAGACATCGGCGGCGTTGCAACCATCACCATTAATAGTGAAATTACTATAGCAGGCACGCCAGTCACCAATCAAATTGGTATTTGGACAGATGGTGTTACACTTGAAGGCAACGCAGGCCTTACATGGGATGGATCAGAGCTTACGGTGACTGGCACGGTTAATGGCCGTGATATTGCAGTAGATGGCACAGCACTTGACAATATTGTCGCATCAGCTTTGATATCGGCTGATAACCTTTCAGATTTGGACAATTTGGCAACGGCAAAAACCAACCTAGGGATTGATGTAGCAGAAGCTAGTGTTGCATCTGCTACGACAGCCGACTTAGGTGCAGAAACTGCCGACAATGTGTTAATCACTGGTACGACACCTATAATCTCATTTGGCCCTGCGGCGGCAGGTATTACTCGTAAAGGGCGTTTCACAGACGCACTAACCCTCACATATAATGCTGTATCACTGATCTTGCCAGGTTTGACAGATATCACCACATCTGCCAACAGCACATTTGAAGCCCTAAGTCTTGGTGGGGGTAACTGGATCGTTACCAAATATCAAAAAGCAAATGGACTGGGGTTAGATTCGTGGCTCCTCACATCTGCTAATTACACAGCTTCTACTGGTGAAAAGATTGCAGCCAACATGTCAGGATCAGCATGGACACTAACACTTCCTGCAAGCCCTAGTGCAGGCTCTTATGTTCATCTAATACTAATTGAAGGTGACGCGTCAATTAACAATCTCACAGTCAATGGCAATGGTAACACTGTCCAAGGGGATGCGACGTTAATTGTAGACGTCAATACTCTGCCACTAGCCCTATCGTTTATTTACAATTTAACTGAATGGAACATTATATAATGTCAACACTTACATCTTTAATTAACGCTGCAATCCCCGCTGCTGGCGGATCGACGCCAAAGGTATTCTTTAACGGCGCATTAACGTCTACAGACCTCACCGGATTAGACACGTGGACGTTGTTCACTAACGACGCAAAAACTACAGCAGTCATTGAGGCGGTCCAAGTAGATGGCACTATTGGTCCATTTAATGCAGATGGAGCTACCGTTGCCGGAAATTTCATCAACGACAGTGTCGTGATTGGTGCAACAAGCAATTTGGAAGGCAGTGAAATTACTGCACCAAGTACAACGTTGACCGTCAAACTTAGCGTGCCTCTCGAACTCACAGATTTTAATTACTACGAGCAAGGGGGTAAAGATACTATAATTAATAGCACCACATCTATCTATTATGCTACAAAAAGTGATCTTACTATCACGTCGCCATCCTATTATGCAATCAACCAAACTGAAGAACAACTGATTGTCAAATACTTTGATGCGCTCTATGATGGTGTAAAGACGGAAACAAGTGGTGAACAAACTGTACCAACTATGAATGAACCTCGCTGGTATTATGCCACAGATAATGATGCTTATTATTTCTATTCAACTGGCGATTCCCTCACGCAGCTATATCATGCCAGCGTCGGCGCAGGCGTGGTGGGATCATGGTCTGCGATTTCTACTACCACTTACGCTTACATGGCACTGGATATAGAAAAGAAAAAGGTGTTCTACACCCATTCAAGCAACATTTACGAATGGGACCTAGTCACTGATACGGGAACCACACTTAAAACAGGTGGCGTAACTGCCACCAGCACCAACACTACAGCAGGTGCAGCAAACGGAGTGTTTTTCTATGGAGTTAGTACTAGTAATGAAACAAACCTATACTATTACGATACTAATACCAGTGAATATGGGGTCGTACCTGTCCCAACTCAATTTCAATTGGGCACCGACCCACACTGCGGTGTGTGCTACAATCCCGATGAAAACAAGTTTTATGTGTCTATTGGATACAACACGGCTTCCTATATATACGCTATCGACTGGACAACTAAAGTAGCTGTCTATCTAGGCCCCTCGTCCGTAGTATATCCTAATAATTTAACCAGCATGTATGCTATGCTAGGGAACGATCAAGGGGAGATGTTCATACACTCAAATACTGCAAACTTACAGATTATCAAATTTGCGAACAACGTCGCAACCGTACAAGAGGAAATTGCCTCGATAAATGGCCAAGCCAATCCTAACTCGAATAGTGCATGGTATCGTGAATTCGTCGTTACCGCGCCACAGACTGTAACCCTCGCGGTTGAAGATTACGATGTTAATTTCAAGTGCAAAGTATCCGGCACAGAATACAGGAGCGTATAATATGTTAAGAAGCAGAAGTGCAAATTCTGGGTTGGCGGCACCAGGTCAAGCCCAAGGCCAAGTGACACTAGTACCGGATGATTCAGTTAATATCATTGGTTCTGTAATCAGTAACTCTGCCCGAAATAACGTATATTCAACAGGTGAATGGTCTAGCACTGGTCCTTGGACAACTTATTACCACTCTTGGCAGGATGCCAATTCAATCACTCAAGGTTTTAATATGTTTATGGGTGATGGTCATCCTGATGGTACTTCACAATTTATGTATGTAAACGATGGTGAAAACGCAATGACCCGTAACAGGGAATATGCGCATGGCTACCGTCTTGGTAATATGTATAAAGACTATTTTTATTATGACAACATTACTTCCAATTACGGTGGTGTTTCTTGGAGATGTACCCCTGTTCGTAACACTACAGGTGCGCAAATTACCAGAACTCTAAACACCTATTTGTCAGCTGTGGATAGTACTTACGGTGGTAGTGCTATTGCAGTTTATACCCCGAACTCTAATACATATGCAACCACGACAGGTGGTGCATGGACAACGCCATGGTCTGGCGGTTCCGGCACGAACGCAGCAACGTATAACGGTAGCATAACCATTCCAGCTAACACTACTGTTCTTGTTTTTACAACCAGCTGTCATCGGTATAATACCACGTATAGGTTTAAAGACAGCAACATGTTATATAACCTTGCCACGTTTTTTGACGGTGATCTGCTATGTGATCTACGAATGTTAGAAACAGTAGCCACAGCCAGACTTGAAGGCGCGACTTACACAAACGCTGTACCACATAAATTATATACTGTATGTGCAGCTTTACAGGGAGACAGATAATTATGAACTTTCCAGATGAAACACACCTACCTCATATTCAGTCGCAGATTGTTGACGGTGTTAAACGCGACACTTGTGATGAAATTCTTGCTGCCTACAGTATCTCTGATCAGCTAAATGCAACAGGTACTGAAAAGACCGCAATGCAAACCGCAATTGGTGAAATGATTTCTGAGGGGAAGGCAAAGCAGGATGCTGTTCTCGCAGCTACTACTTTTGCAGAACTTAACGAAATTGTTCCAATGAACGAAGAATAAATACCATAAGACATAAGGAAAGTCAATGACTGAAACAAATAGAGACACCCTTAAAGGGGACATTGCAACCAACTTACCCGATAACTCGACAGGTGAAATTTCACCCGCTGATATCCGCAATGAATTAGTTAAATTGACAGATAGTGTACCGTTTAAATATACATCGCAAACAATTCCACCAGTTGCAGACGACGATATTAATGGCACTGCTGGTAATGGGTCATTTGGAATTGGCGACTCTTGGGTAGATGGTGCTTCTGGCATTATTTACATTTGTGCTGACAATACAGCTAACGCTGCAATTTGGCAAATATCAGCCACTAACTTTGCCGTTATTGGTGATGGTGACGCTGCAATTAATCAAATTGCAATTTGGCAAGATGATTCAGTTGTAGTCGGCACGTCAGACTTTACATATGCTGCTGGTGTATTGGACGTAGAAGGAACAGTTGCAGCAACAGATTTTACAGGTGACGGCTCAGCATTAACTGGCGTTGCATCAAGCGCACAAGGTGCGTTGGCCGATACAGCTACCCAACCAGAAGACTTGGGCACGTCCGCAGTCGAAGATGTAGGCTATTTTGCAACCGCAGCACAAGGTGCGTTGGCCGATACAGCCACTCAGCCAGAAGATTTGGGCACAGCTGCAGTCGAAGATGTAGGCTATTTTGCAACCGCAGCACAAGGCGGAACAGCCGACACAGCATTACAGCCTACAGGAGATGGAACACAGCTTACAGGTATCAGTTCTGCTCAAATCGGCTTAGGTAATGTAGATAATACTGCTGATACGACCAAACCTGTGTCTACTGATCAACAAACTGCACTTGATTTAAAAGAGGATGCAGATGCAACAATATCCAAAACAGGTGTAGCTGAGATAAGAAGTGCTTCTATTGATATGAATGATAACGTACTACAGGGTGCAGAAATTAAGGACTATGCAGAAACTGTAGTTGCAATGGCTGCTAGTGATATTGATTTGTCTGCTGGTAACGTACATACCATCGCAATCAGCGCTTCTGTGACCCTTACATTCTCTAACCCACCAGTATCAGGCAAAGCTGGCGCATTCACATTGATTTGTACTATGAGTGGCGCACCAGTGATTACGTGGCCTGCTAGCGTGGCATGGCCCGCAGGCACCGCTCCTACGCTAAGTACATCAGGCAAAGATATATTCAGTTTTTTGACTACTGACGGCGGCACAACTTGGTATGGATTTGCAGCAGGACTGGAAATGTTGTTATGATTGGTAATAAATTAAGATTTGGTGGTGGTATTATTACGGGTATTATTGCTACCGGAGGTACTAAGTATACATCTGGTGATTACACGATACATAAGTTTACAAGTTCAGGAACATTTAATGTTTCTAGCAATGACGCTAACCAGACTGCTGAAGTATTGGTGGTTGCTGGCGGCGGCGGTGGTGGTGGTCAAATGGGTGGCGGCGGTGGGGCTGGAGGGCTAATATATAGCTCTGCTCTTAGTATAGCAGCAACCACTTATGGTGCCACTGTCGGCTCAGGGGGAACTGGGGGTGTTCAGGCTGGTAGCGCTGGCGGCAATTCAACTTTTAGTACAATGACTGCTATCGGCGGTGGTGGTGGTGGATATTATAATGCTTTTGGTGGTAATAATGGAGGTTCCGGTGGCGGCGGTGGTGGTGGTACGACCCCATCCATAGGCGGAACTGGAAGCCAAGGATATGATGGCGGAGATGGTGCTAATGATAATTACTATCCCGGTGCTGGGGGTGGAGCAGGTGAAGCTGGAGAAAATGGAGTTTTTGGTAGGGGTGCTATAGGTGGAGATGGACTGCCATATGATATATCTGGAACAAATCTTTATTATGCTGGTGGCGGTGGCGGTGGAGGTTACTATGGTAACGGTACATGGACTGGAGCTGGGGGACAAGGCGGTGGCGGAATAGGGACTTCCTCTAACGGCGGTGATGGAACAGATGGAACAGATGGTCTCGGCGGCGGAGGTGGCGGAGCTGGATGGAGCACCGGAACAGGTGGAACAGGTGGTTCTAGTGTTATACTCATCAGATATTTAACAACTTAGTGAGAGGAGACAAGTCATGTATAT